CGCGTTGGCGGTCAACCGTGGTGGCCTGCAACCCTCGCCGCTAAGAACGGCTCGGCCACCTACTCTCCCTTCGTCACTGTCGAAACTCGCGGCTAATCCCGACCCCATTACTTAACACAAAGGAGCCTTAAAATGGCTTGCAATCGCAAACTCTCGGAAGAAATCAAGACGGTGATGTTTGAACTCGACGCGGAAGGCCCTGCCGACGTGGGCTGGGTGGACATCGAAAACTTCGGCAAGTTCGGTGCGATGGTCATGCGCTCGGTCGGCACCGGCGGGCTGGACGACTTCCGCATTCTCGGCAATACAAAAGCCGACGGCAGCGGCACTGACATCGTGCTGGCAACCGGAACCATTCTCTCCACGGTCGATGCCGTCGGCGATACCGCCTGGCTCGAAATCGGCCAAGAGGTTCTCGACGCGAACCCGACCGTTCGCGGCGTGAGCGTGAGCCTTGGCCATGTTACGGGCACTGACGAATCGGTCATCGCCTACATCTTCGGCGATCCTCGCCAAGTGACGGGTGCACTGACCGTAGGCGTGATTGCCTGATCCTGACATCTATGACCCCGCCAGTTGAAAAGCTGGCGGGTTCTTTATGCTTATTCGCTTCAAATCAAAACGAGTCACGCCCACCAAGACCTACTTGTGTGGTCGTGAATATGACCTGCCCGAAACTGAGGCGCGGCATTGGATTGCCGATGGCGTGGCCGATGCGTCTGATGCGGCCGAGGTCGAAGTGAAGGCGCTCGACGGCCCGCCTGCGGACAAGTCGATCAAGGCACCGGCTCGCAAGAAATCCAACTCTTAAACGTGATGAGGCATAAATGGCCGGTGAACTCTACATCACGAACCCTGGCGATGCGTCCAACTTCTACGTCGTCATTCGCCGATTGAGCGATGATAAGGTGTGGGATGTCACCAACACCACCTTTGCTACGTGGGCTGATGGCGGCATTGACGATTACGATGTGGCGCTCGTGTCCAAGGGCGGTGACCTTTACAAAGGCGACTTCCCGACCGGCATCACCGCAGGCACGCGCGTGCTTGTGCAGCATTACAAGCGTGCAGGTGCTACGCCTGCAATCACAGATTCACTCTTCCTCACCATCGACGTAACCTGGAACGGTGCAACGCTCGCGTCAGGCTCGTCTATCGCGCTTGACGCGAGGGCGCTGACGACACTCGCCAGCATCAAGCGGGCACTTGCGATTACCGGCACCACCTACGATACGCTTCTCACTGAGCTTATCAATCAGGTCAGTGCTCGCATCGAACGGCTGACGGGCAGGCACTTCGCAGCGGCTGAATATAACGAGTGGGTTTGCACTGACGGCGAGCATCAATTCACGATTCGCAACTGGCCCATCGTGCGCGTGAACCGCGTGCGGTACTGCACCGATACGGCCATTCGCGCGAGCTACACCGGCTCAGATATCGAGGCGGTGGTGAGTGTTTACTACGACGATGACGGCGGTAGCGGCACGGCAAGGCTACTGACCGTCGCTGCCGACGGAACAGAAACGAGCAATACTTTTGCATTTTCCACCTACAAAACGTTGAGCACACTCGCTACGGCGATGAATGCCATAAGTGGATGGACAGTTTCTCTGTACGCGAGCCGCGATGGTCAGTCTCTTTCCCTGTGGCCGTCCGGTGGTATCGACGCGAAGAACACGACCGGCGAGCTATACGCGGTGACTGAGTTCGACCGCGTGACAAAAGTCGATCATCGGCGTGGGATGGTGTCCGTGGCCGGCACGAGCATGAACCTGCTGGTGAGCTATCGCGGCGGGTACGAGGTCATTCCCGATGACGTGGCAAGAGTGGCAAATGAAATGACAGCTTCGTCATATCACGAGATCAGCGTGAACCCGATGCTGGCGAGTGAGTCGATTCCAGATTACAGCTACAGCCTGGCGAACAAAACAGAGATCGCGTCGAACCATCAGACCGTGCTCGACGCTTACCGATCATTTGCGATTGGTGGTGTCTGTTGAGCATTACGCACATGTTGAACCGAACGATGACCATCACGCGGCCTGCCGACGTGGTGACCGCTGGCCGCACCGCTACGACCTACTCGGCTCATCTGTCTGCGATCCCATGCCGCTGGCATCAGCTAAGCGGCAGCGAAGTGGTACGCAGCGGCGGCGAGCGTGGCGTAAGCATCTGGCGCGTTTCATTCGACGCAGCGCATGACATCAAGCGACGCGACCGCGCGGCGTTCACCGACGCCGATGGAGTCACGCACACTATCGACATCGCCAGCGTGCGGAACAGTTCGCAGGGCTTTGGATCTTCTGCCGTCATCAAGGTGATGGAAGGCGAGGAGGTGTCCTGATGCCCGTAGATTGGCACGGCCCGGCAATCATGGCGAAGGCGCGACGAGCGGCAGCAGAAGCGATGCAGGCCGGTGCTATCGTGCTGCAGGTTGCGATCAAGCAGAACCTGAACAAGGGCGGCAGCAGCAACAGGTCAAACGAAGGCAAGGCGCACGGCGGCAAGAATCTGGCGCTTGGTAGCGGCAGACTCATCCAATCAATTCAAGTGTCGCCTGTCGAGGTGACCGGCAACATCATCAAGACCCGCGTCAGCACCAATGTTGTGTACGCAAAGATTCACGAGTTCGGCGGCGTCATCGTGGCAAAGGGCCGGGCGCTGACTATTCCCGTCAGCAGAAAAGCGAAGGCGGCGGCGTCGAGAGGCGTCGGCGCGCGAACGGCTTTCCCCGATTCGTTCATTCTCAAGACCGGCAAGTCGGCACTGATCGTGCGCGATCCGTCGCGCGGCAAAAACAAGATGACCGGCGGCGCGAAAGTCTCCAAGACCGGCAGGCCCACCGTCATGCAAAAGCCATCAATGGGCAATCGCGGCGGCAAGAGTCTGAGCCATGCGCTCGTCAAAGTCGGCGGTGCGTGGAAGAAACTAGAAGTGCTGTATGTGCTAGTGCGATCCGTTCGCATTCCGCCCCGTCCATACTTTCGCCCAGCAGTGCAGCAGGCCAGCGTTAACATCCGCCAGACCGTGGTAAACACGTTCAAGAGCCTGATGGGGAGGGGCATCTAATGTCGCAGGCCCAGCTCGAAGATGCAGTGATAACGCAGCTTAACGCCGACACCGGCGCGGGCACGTTCTATGCGGCGCTCAGTGGTCGCATCTACATCAATCAGGCACCTGACAGCGCTACCGAAACGCTCGCAGTCGTGCGCGTGATTGTCGATTCTCCTGATCGGTACTTCGCTGGCAGGGCCGACACCGACGCGGAAGTGCAAGTGGACATCTTCGGCGACGAAGATGACATGACCATCCAGAGCGTGAACACCAAACTGTTCACGCAGTTGGACAATAAGACCTTAACCATGACAGGCCACACAGCGACCTGCATGTGTATTGACCGTGGATCAGTGGACGTTTCCGAACGACGTATGAACATCACCAGCCGGTGGCGCGTCATCGCCACCGCAACCAACTAGGGAGCCACAAAATGGCACTGACAAAGATTGCAGGCGTCGGCGGCACCGTTGCACTGCCGACAGGATTCAATGGGCACTTCCGATCATTCGATTGGAATCTGTCATTTCCCGAGGCCGAGACTACAGGGTTTCTCGATCTTGGATTCGCATCGTTCGCGCCCGTGGGCGGCATCCGATGCACTGGCAGCGTGCAAGGCGTGCTCACGTTCGACGCGACAGCCACGCAGCCGTTCCCCGACGCATTCGCCGACGGCAGCGGACTGGGCCTGGGCGATCTGGCCGGGCTGACAGGCACGACCACGCTGACCTATACCACCGGCTGCACACTCGCATTCAGCGCGAACATCACCGGGCTTGGAGGCAACCGCCCCGAGAACGGCGTGGGCGAATGCGCGTGGCAGTACGGATCGACCGGCCCGCTAACTGTTGTGTGGGATGAAGTCTCATGAGTAACGGCAACGGCATACTGATGAACAAGCCCAAGGTCGGCACCACGGTGGAGGTGTGGCTCGTCTGCAATCGCGGGCAGTGGGTGGGCATGGTGCCCGCGCTTGCAGGCGTGGGCGCTAAGGGGCCAGACCCCGAAGCGATCTATTCATACTGCCGCAGCCGAACTATGGACATCGTGATGAGAAGCAGGAACAACAGGGTGGAACCGCCGTGGCAGGCAATCACGCGCAAGCCGCCAATCGGCTGCACAGTTCGCCGTTTTACCTACAAACATGGAGGCCTCAATGGGCTTTGAGCAGAGCATCGAAAACGGAACAGCAACAAGCCGCGACATCGAAGGCCGCAAGGTGTTGTTCGGCATTATCAGCATGCGCGATCTCGGCAAGCTTCGCGCGCTGATGCCTGACGAGGAACGCAAAGGCGCGACGATCAATGACGTGTGGTGGTGGTGCAAGTCGCCGGACGGCCTGCTCGCCATGATCGCACTTAGCGCGCAGAAGTTTGATCCGATGTTCACCGAAGATCAGGCCGACGCGATGGCCTTGCTCGTGGGCCTAAAGGAACTGGGCGAGGAAATCCAAGAGGCATCAGCGGGCAAGCCGCAGAAGAGCGAGAGCGCCGAGGGAAAACCTCCAGCGGATACGACGACGAAGTAGCAGAGCAATGCGCCTTCCTGAGAATGGAAGGCTTCATCTCTGATCCGTGGTCACTGTCCCCAAAGCAATGGCACGATCAAACGACCGCCATCATCGAACGATTAAAACAGCGAGCGAAGCATGGCTGACCAAAACCTAGGAACGCTCTACACACCAATCGAGGCACGGCTCGAGCCGTTCGCGCGCGGGCTGAAACAGGCTGAGGGCATGGCGCGCGAGGGCGCGAAGAAGATCGAGAAAGCATCGGCGGTGAACCTGGGCGCGACAGGTGGGAAGCTCGACGGCGGCGGAGCGCTTGGCGGCGGGCTGCGTGTGGCCGCAGGCTTACAGGCTGCATCGGCTGCGTTTGCGGCGCTCAATGTCGCGTCTAATCTTTTTCGCGGAGACATGGAAGGCGTGAGGGAAACATTATTTCAAATGCCGCTGGGCATCGGACAGATTGCCCGCGCTCTCGACAGCATGCTTGACGGCGGTCAACTCGACAAAATGAAAAAGGACTTCGATGAAGTAAACGCCAAGTTTCAAAGGACATTGCAGCAAGCGGCCAGGCGTGACGCTTTCAAGGCTGAGCTAGGCGGCAGGTTGGAAGGACTCGGCGGCAAGGCGGCGGAGGCAGGACTCGAAGGCTTCGATCTGGAAAGAGCAAGGGTAAACGCTGGACGGTCAGGCCAACTCCAGGCAGTTGAAAAGCGAGAGCAAGAAGCCAAGAAATTACAGATCGACATCAGCACCGAGACGGCCATGGAGCGCGAACTTATCGAGCGAAACACCGCCGAAGAACTCCGCAGAATAAACAAGCGCGAAAGCGAAGAGACTGAAAGAGAATCGAAGCGTCTGGCCGATATTCAAACGCGAATCGCCGAGGATGTCCAGAAAACAAAAGAGCGGCAGGCCGACGAACTCACCGCGATGCGTGACGATAACGATGTCGATCAGCTTCGCAGCACCGATAGCGTTGCCGCCGAAAGATTGAAAATTGAACTTGATACTACTGCGAAAATCAAGCGTGCCACGGCTGACGGAAACCTCAATCTGATCCCCGAGATCGAACGCCAGAAAGCGCTACGGCTCGCAGGCGTGGGCGCTGGTGGCCTCGCAGATCGCGGCCAGCAGATCGACGACATATCGCGGATGGCGATTGGATCGGGCGCGAACATCAGGGCAGCGGCGAAGCAAGAGGAACCTGTGACCAAAAAGCAAGGCGAGACACAGATCGGCGTTCTCCGTGACATGCTTAGCGCCATTACTCGACTGCGAATGGAAGCGACGGCCAACTAATGACACTACAAATCAAGCCCATGCTCAAAGGTTCTTCGCTCAGTCGCAACGGTGGGCGGCTGAATTATCACGTATCAGGGCTTGACGGCACCACGCAAAAGGTAATGTGGGATGCAATGTTCGCCGGTGGGTTGCCGCAGCCAGAAGACCCGCACCCGAACGCTCCGGGCCTCAAGGTCACTGACACCGAAGTTACCGAAATGCTTGGCAACTTTGATTGCGTCGTGACAGTCACCTACGGCACATCGGAGGAGACGCAGCCGGGCGGCGGCGGATCGGGCACGGGCACCATCGAAGTGGACTCGTCCATTGTGATGGTGAAAACTGAGATTGACTTTGACGGCTCGCCGATCAGGGTAATTTACAATCCTGGGAACCCTGCACTTCGCCCACCTATCGGGCATAGCGTGAACGTCGCAGGCGGTGACCGGGCGATGGGTGCTACCGTCGATCAGTTCGTGCCGATGGTAACGGTGCGAGTGTTACGCGTGGAGGACAACGCGCCACTCGCCAAGGCGAAGAAGTTCGTAGGGCGCGTGAACTCTAAGGTACTGTTCGATGCCGACGACAAGCAGGCGTATCTTTGCTCACGCATCGCAGGCACGCGCAACACATCGACAACGAGCAAATACAACGTGACGTATGAGTTTCTCGCACCGGAAGATGGGTGGCTTCGTGTGGCTGGATACATTGACCCGACCACCAGCAGGCTCGTGGAAAAGAACATCGGCCAAATCACAAAGTTTGCCACGCGGCCACGCATACGAATGGATAATGACCAAGCATTCCAAGACCAATCGGAAAACGGACTGACCATCGTTAGGGTGCAGGGCCTCGCTGACTTTGACGAATTGAATCTACCGACGCTATGAACGATCCGAACTTCACACCCTGGGTACGCGGCGAAAGCATCACCGCACGCAAGCTGAACCAAGCAGGCGAGGCGGCTGCTGCTGCTGCATTCCAGCAGACCACTCGCGCCGGTGGTACAGCGCCCAACTCGATGCCCTTCCCCGTCACTGTGGTGACCGTGTTCGATGACTACCTGAC